GTATCCAGAGAAGAGATTGACAAACTTCGACTTGATGCGGTGATGACGGGTACCGATTGGAGTAAGTACGGTATCAATGTGGAGGACTATAAGTGAAACTCAACGAATCACAATTAAGAAGATTGGTTAGAGGATTAATAACCGAACAAAGTCAGGTGATTGCTTATGAAGGCGCCGGTCAAGGCGCTGGCGCGATTGTATGGGAATTTCGAATCAATGACAGGATTATTGACATGAACCAGTATTTAACCGACGTGGGTTATTTTAATGACCAGTATGAAATAGCTGACGATGATGTAGATGGTGTCAATATAATTATGGATTTATTACGAAGTCATGGTACTACACACGTACAGTCAAATAATGCTGATGTAGTTAGAAACCCTGGTCAGATAATTCCGATTGAGCAATATGAACAAGAAGTTCGAGATGCTTATGAGTATGGGATATAACAAGGAACCTAAATGAAATTAAACGAATCACAGCTCCGCAAACTTGTCAAGCTCATCATAGAAGAGGATATCCTTGATGAGGATGAGATTGAGGAAGAAGATGAAGTTGAGGAAGCATCAGCAGCTGGCATGGTTGCCGGTGCTACAACACCGCTTGGCGCAGGCCCTGAATATCCAAATCGTCCTAGGCGTAGAAGAAAGCGTAAGTATCAATGGTCATAAATAACAGGCGAACAGTTATTGGGTGGAAAAGATACCTTCACGAAGGCGCATTACCCGTTACTGTCCCTGTTGTTGATCGATCAAATTTGATTATTTATGATTTTGATGAAACTATTGCAAAAACTGATGCCGCTATTCAAGCTATTCATAAAGAGACCGGCAAAAAGTTTATAATAACTTCACAAGAAGAATATGATGAACTTGTGTCATCTACTGATGGCAAAATGTATGATTTTGATTTTTCAAGTTTTGACACAATTAAAAATCCTGTAGAGTTAACAAAAACAACAGAACAACTTGCTTCAGATTTAATGTTGCCTGGCACACAGGTCATGATTTTAACAGCTAGGGGTCCTGCCGCTGAAGATGAGATACATATGTACCTTGATAGCATCGGAATTGACCCGACCAATATGATAATCATTGGTTGTGATGGTTGTGATAAGGGTGAATTTGTTGAAATGATGGTGGATGCCAGCCCAAGAATCATGGGCATAACCTTTTATGATGATTCAAAGAAAAATATTGCAGACCTAGTAAGGTCAAGGCGAAAAATTTTAGACATGCATGATATGGATTTTTCCATTATTGATGTCTCCGATCCCAATAATTGGATCACAACATAATTTAGATAACACTTGAACACTTAAGCATTTAAAGTTTTAATTCGATTATGGGTGGCCACCCCATTGACAAAGTGGTGAGTAACAATTAACAATTTGCTGATTTACTGCAATTAGGAGAAAACATGGCAATTGATATGAGCAAGATCCGTGCAAAGCTCGGGCAGCTCCAAGGTAATAACCGCCGTCGTGATATGATGTGGCGCCCTGAAGAGGGGCAAGAGGTTTCGGTCCGGATCGTGGCATGGCCTAAGAATGAAGGCCAACCCTTTAAGGAGCGCTGGTTTTATTACAACATTGGCAATAATCCGGGGCTTTTGCAGCCTCACCAGTTCGGTAAGCCTGATCCCATCCAGGAATTGATTAACAAGCTTCGTGATGATGGGTCCCCTGAATCTTACGAGATGGCGAAGAAGCTTTACCCGAAGATGAGGACTTACGCACTGGTCTTGGTTCGCGGTGAAGAAGAAAAGGGTCTTCGAATCTGGGCCTTTGGTAAGATGGTTTACCAGTCACTTCTTAACATTATGCTTGACGAGGACTATGGTGATATCACCGATTTCGAATCTGGTACTGACATTAAGGTCAATTGCTACAAGCCACAAGGCCGCCAGTACGCAATTACTGACGTTAGCCCTCGCCGCAAGTCTTCTGCAATTCATGATAATGAAAAGCAGGTCAAGGAATGGCTTGATAACGTCCCCGATCTCGATAGCATTTACACCTGTAAGTCCTATGAGGAACTCGAGAAGATTGTAAATGATTGGCTTGATCCTAGCGACAGTTCTGATAGTGAGCAGACTCATAACGAGAGTCGTTCCAGTTCATCAGATGACAGCAAGCCTGATTCTTCGTCATCTAAGTTCAAGAGTTTGGACGAGGCTTTTGATAGCCTAAAAGATCTCTAGAAGTGTGATATAATCAGGCTTAAGGGGGAGGGCAACCTCCCCCATTTTAAAATTTAATTAGGAGAATACATGGCTGCGAAGAAGAAAAAGCAAGCTGTTGGGGATGACTTCACCTCAGACTTGATTAGTTCACTAAACAAGGAACACGGAAGCCGCGTTGCATATAACTTGAGATACGATGATTCACCTACCCACGTGAATCGCTGGATCAGCACAGGGAGTCGGCAACTTGATTCCATAGTTGCAAACAAGGTTCGCGGCGGATTACCTGAGGGAAGGATTGTGGAGATCTTTGGGCCGCCCTCAATTGGTAAGTCACATATTGCAATTCAGCTGGCACGCTCTACCCAACAGATGGGTGGAATTGTTGTTTATATTGACACAGAAAATGCAACCTCTGTCGAAAATCTGGAACTCTTGGGTGTTGATATTTCAAAGCGTTTTGTTTATGTTGATACGCATTGCACTGAAGAAGTTTTGCAAATTGCTGAATCAACCATCATGAAGGCACGTGCTCTTGAAAAGGATGTTCCTATCACAATTATTTGGGACTCAGTTGCAGCAACAAGCCCGAAGGCAGAATTGATTGGTGATTATGACAAGGAAACAATTGGTCTAAATGCCCGAGTTATCTCAAAGGGAATGCGAAAGATCAATGGAATAATTGCAAATCAGAATGTTCTTTTCATATGCCTTAACCAGATTAGGACAAAGATTGGAGTTATGTTTGGTGACCCTACCACAACCCCGGGTGGAAAGGCTATTCCGTTTCATTCCTCCGTTCGCCTCAAGCTTGGTGCTGGCCGCCCGATTAAGGATAAGAAGACAGGCGATGTAATTGGAATTAATGTTAGTGCAAAAACAATTAAATGTAAGGTTTCACCCCCATTTAGGACAGTCAATTTTGAAATTCATTTTGGCGTAGGTATTAAGGAAGGTGAACAATTGTTCGATGTACTGCGACCAATGGAACCAACCTCAAAGGATGGCAAGTTGATTAGTGTTGATGGCACCAACGCATGGAAAACATTTACAGTTAGGGATGAAAAAACTGAAGAAATAATTCTTGAGAAAAAGTTCTATAAGCCTGACTTTGAGGATATAATAAACGACCCTCAATATGCTGAATATGTTGACGCATTGATTGAAGACGCTTTTGTTAAGAGGAGTAACTTGAATCAAGAGGTTAACACAGAATCATATGAAGAGGTTAGGCAGGTTTCATTTGATCTAGAGGATTCATTTGTGAGTCCAGAATGAAAAACATAACTGTGTTATGCGATGGCATGAGCATATTCATGCGAAATTATGTCATAAATCCAACAATGGACATTGATGGTAATCCCATTGGTGGTGTTGTTGGATTTTTAACAATGCTTGGCACAATATGTTCCTATTATAATCCTGAAGATGTCATTGTTGTTTGGGAAGGCGGCGGCGCCCCACGCCGTCGTGCCATATATCCAGACTATAAAAGGGGTCGAGTTACACAAAAATTAAACAGATTTTATAGTGACGATATTCCGGACAGCAATCAAAACAAACTTTCTCAGGTTGCAAAATTAACAAAAATTCTCCAAAATCTTCCGATAACACAAATATATGTTGCCGACTGTGAAGCTGATGATGTCATAGGTTACGTTTCACGATATAAATTAAATGAAACAAAAACCGTCATTGTTTCATCGGATAAAGACATGTATCAGTTGGTTGATGAGTCAACGGTTGTGTGGTCACCAGGCCAAAAGAAAGAAATCAATGAAGGAAAAATTTTAGAAAAATTTGGAATTCATCCAAAAAATTTCTGTCTTGCTCGAGCAATATCAGGTGACAAATCTGATAATCTAGGGGGAGTTTCAGGAGCTGGATATAGGACGCTCACTAAGAGATTTCCAAACTTTTTTTGTGCCGAAGAAATAGATTTTGAGTCAATACTTAATCATTGCCAAGAACAATTAAAGACATCAAAAATTAAGATATACAAAAATATTTTAGAAGGTGAGGAGCTGGTAAGTAGGAACCTAAAATTAATGAGATTAGATGTTTCAAATTTGTCAGCTACGCAGATACAAAAAATCGAATCTGTTCTTGAAACATCTGAAGTTAAGTACGATAAAATAGGATTCATGAGAGCACTTAATAAGTTTGGTCTCAGGGATTTTAAGACAGACAGGCTTTTTGCAAGCATGAATTACATAAACAGAGTTAAAAGGAAATAAATGTCAGCCTTGGTATCAGAAACAGGTAATGTGAATTTTTCTCATTATGGCAAGCAATTCCAGGAAAAAATATTCCAAGGATTATTGTCAGATGAAGATTGGGCTAGCCAAATGTTTGAGGTTATGAGTCCAGAATATTTTGAACTTAGGTATCTTTCATATTTGACTGATAGATATTTTTCATATTTTCAGAAATATCGCGCATTCCCAACACTCACCCTTCTTATTTCAATCATTAAAGATGATCTGTCGAATGATAATGATATCCTTCTTAGGGATCAAATTGTTGAATTTCTTCATCGTATGAAGTCAGATCCCAATCCGGGTGACATTGTTTATGTCAAGGAAAAGGCGCTTAACTTTTGCAAGAAGCAGGCTTTTAAGGAAGCACTCCACCAAGCGGTCGACTTAATTCAAACTGAAAAGTTTGAGAGTGTTATTGACCTGATGAAGGATGCTGTCGCTGTAGGTATGCCCTCAACTGTTGGCCATAATTTCTTTGATGATATTGAGGCTAGGTTTATTGAAATTGACCGCCAGGTTTGCCCAACCGGTATGCCTAAGCTTGATGCGAAGGATATTCTTGATGGTGGTTTGGGTCGAGGCGAAATTGGTGTTGTTACGGCACCAACAGGTGTTGGTAAGTCTCACTACCTTGTTGCTATGGGTGCTGAGGCCTTGAGAAGAGGCAAAGATGTTGTTCATTATACTTTTGAGCTTCGTGAAACTGTGGTAGGTCGCCGTTATGACGCTAATCTTACACAGATAGATTCAAAGGAATTAATTTCTAACAAGCAAAAGGTTTTGAATTTCTATAAGGAAAATGAAGATCTTGGTAGGCTTATTATTAAGGAATACCCGACCGGGACAGCTAGCGTTATCACAATTCGGAATCACTTGCAAAAGTGCATGCTTCAAGGGTTTAAGCCTAGCATGCTTGTTATTGACTATGCTGATATTATGAGATCAACTCGAGCATATGACGCTATGCGACATGAACTTAAGCTTGTTTATGAAGAGCTTAGAAATCTTGCTATGGAAATGAACATCCCTATTTGGACAGCGTCACAGGCAAACCGCGATGCAGCCAAGTCGGAGATTGTTGGCCTTGAAAATATGTCTGAAGCGTATGGTAAGGCAATGGTCGCTGATGTTGTTATTTCTTTGTCAAGAAAGCCAGAAGAAAAATCATCTGGCACTGGTCGACTCTTTGTCGCCAAGAATCGTGCAGGTAGGGATGGTATTCTATTCCCCATGCACATAAATTGTTCACAGTCAAGAATTGCCCTTCTTGATGAAGATGAATTAACGCTAAATGAAGCAATTGAACAAGATTCATCAGCCGCTAAGGCACTACTTCGGAAGAAGTGGAAAGAAGTTAATAAAGAATTGGACGGTAAGTAATAATGCACACATATGATGAGGTTTACCAGGCAAGCCTGGAGTATTTTGGTGGTGATGAATTGGCGGCAAGTGTTTTTGCTTCAAAGTATTCTCTTCCCACACTTGACGGTGGTCTTCTTGAGATGACGCCTGCTGAAATGCACAAAAGAATTGCAAAAGAATTTCACAGAATTGAGGCAGGTTATGATAATCCTATGTCTTATGATGAAATCTATGATCTACTCTCTAACTGGAAAGTCATTCCACAGGGTTCACCGTTAAGCGGGATAGGTAATAACAATCAGGTCCAAAGTCTTTCAAATTGTTTTGTTGTTGCACCACCAGAAGATTCATATGGCGGCATTCTGTTTACAGATCAGGAACAAGTCCAGATTATGAAGCGTCGTGGCGGCGTTGGGTTTGATATATCAAACATTAGACCAAAGGGCCTACCAACATCAAATGCTGCCAGGACAACTGATGGCATTGGTGTTTTTATGGATCGATTCTCAAATAGTTGCCGCGAAGTTGCACAAGGCGGCCGTCGTGGTGCACTAATGCTCACCATTGATTGTCGGCACCCTGAAATTGATACTTTCATTGAAATTAAGCGTGATCGTAAGAGGGTGACAGGTGCAAATATCTCAGTGAAGTTTACTGATGAATTTATGCAGGCGGTGGAGGCAGATGATGAATTTGTTTTGCGTTGGCCTATTAATAGTACACCTGTTACAGCCGAATATACTTCAGTTGTTAACGCAAGGGAGATTTGGGAAAAATTTGTTGATGCTGCACATGATTGCGCAGAACCAGGTGCACTATTTTGGGATCGTGTAACGGAACGTGGTCCCGCAGATTGTTATGCTGACGTTGGGTACCAAACAATTTCAACAAATCCATGTGCTGAAATTCCTTTGAGCCCCTATGATAGTTGTCGTTTAATGGTCGTTAATCTTCTTAAGTTTGTTAAGAATCCATTCTCTGAAAATGCCGAGTTTGATTTTAATGAATTTGAACAAACAGTTGCAAAGTCACAGCGGTTAATGGATGATCTAATTGACCTTGAAACTGAAGCGGTTGATAAGATTCTGGAAAAGATTGCAAGCGATTCTGAAAATTCAGATATTAAGAAGATTGAAGCTGATCTTTGGGAAAAGGTAAAGTCTGCAACCTTGGGTGGTCGTCGTACAGGCTTGGGGATCACAGCCTTGGGTGACACGCTTGCGGCACTGGGAATTGAGTATGGTAGTGATGAATCGATTCAAATGACGGAGTTAATGTATA